TTCTTGTTATGGTGATATTGTGCGAGACGAGAATGGTGAATGGATAACCACTGACTGCAAGAGGACTGGCTGTATGTTTTGCATGTTTGGAGTGCATTTGGAGCCACGTCCGAATCGTTTTGAACGCATGAAAGTAACTCATCCGTCATTGTATCGGTATTGCATAAAAGATCTCGGCTTAGGTGCAGTTATGGACTATATCGGCATCCCTTACGGGCAGGATGCTGCCTTGCCGTTTGAAGATATGGATTTGTCGTTTTAGGTTCGTTAGCAAAAGGAGTGAATGCATGAAGCCGAGACGCAAAAAAGACAAGAAAGCAATTGAGGCAATACGGAAACGGCATTGCGAGTTATGTGGGCGGTCTGACGCACGTCTGGAAGTGCATCACGTCATTACTCGTGGGGCTGGAGGTCCTGATGACCCATGCAATCTTGTATGTTTATGCGCGTTTTGCCACCGTGAAGTGCATGATGGCAATATAGCCCGTGATAAATTATGGCGTGTCATTGCAAGGCGAGAGCGCAGCACGCCCGAGGAAGTCCAAGAAACCGCAATGCTGTACCGGCAGCTGGCGCATAGGGGGAATGGTGTTGGTTGAATATGTCCCGCTAGACGATTTAAGGCCCTATCCGGGGAATCCACGTAAAATCTCCGCAAAGGGACTAGAGAAGCTGAAACGCTCACTACAGGAGTTCGGATTCATTAACCCGATCATAGCCCAACGAAACACAGGCATGATTATTGCTGGGCACCAACGATACAAGGCCGCAAAAGCATTGGGCATTAAGGAAGTGCCTGTTTTGTGGTGGGATACCGACGACGAGACTGCAAAAGCGTATTGCATTGCTGACAACAAACTCGCTGAGGAGAGCGAATGGGACTTCACGCCCCTTGCCGATCTGTTGAGCGAGTTGGATAGCGGTGCATTTGATATTACGTTGACTGGTTTTGAGCTGCCTGAGCTTAGGGAGATAGCTGAGTATGCGCCAGAACCACGCGAACGCAAGACTAACATATGCCCCAACTGTGGGCATGAGTATTAGAAGGTGATTGTTATGGCAAAGCCGGGCAGACCGACTAAGCTGACCCCGGAAGTGCAAGAAGAGGTTTGCAACGCGGTACGTGCCGGAAACTACATGGAAACGGCTGCGGCCTTCGCGGGAATTGACAAGACGACGCTTCATGATTGGATGCGTCGTGGTGCACGGGAGATTGATCGCCTTGAGAAAGACCCCAAAGCTAAACCCAATAAAGACGAAGCCAAGTTTGTAGAATTTCGACACTCAGTAAAAAAAGCGTTGGCTGAAGCAGAGATTCGCGATGTGCTTACAATCGGCAAAGCGGCAGAGGGTGGACAGTGGCAAGCTGCTGCTTGGAGGCTAGAGCGGAAATTCCCTGACAAGTGGGCCAAGCGTGAACACAAGCCGCAGGCTGCCGATACGCTGAAGCAGTTGGCTGAGATGTTGGAGCAGGCCCGTAATGAGTTCGACGGCTAGTTTCATATGGGGGCCATTCTCGCGCAAGGGCTACCAGTCGATCATTGAATCCAATGCACGTATCAACATATGGCAAGGCTCAGTTAGGTCAGGGAAAACTATCGCATCTATAGCCCGTTGGCTAGAATACGTCGAAGAGGGGCCTCCTGGCGACCTCTTGATGGCGGCTAAAACTGAACGGACACTGAAGCGCAATATCCTCGACCCCATCTTCGATATGGTTGGGGATAATTTAGTGTACCGCCAAGGCCAGGGCGAAGCGACATTGTATGGACGCAGGATATACGTCGCCGGAGCCAACGACGAACGTTCAGAGGGCCGTATCAGGGGAATGACTCTTGCTGGAGTGTACGGGGATGAGCTTACACTATGGCCTGAATCGTTCTTCAAGCAGTGTCTTGCGAGGATGTCAGTTGAAGATGCCAAGCTGTTTGGCACCACTAACCCTGACTCGCCATATCATTGGCTCAAAACCGAATATCTTGACCGTGTGCATGAACTAAACCTTAAAACGTGGCATTTCGTGCTTGAAGACAACCCCAATCTGCCTATTCAGTATATCCGTGATCTGAAGAACGAATACACGGGTTTGTGGTACAAGCGTTTTATTGAGGGCTTGTGGGTTGTTGCCGAAGGCGCAGTTTACGACATGTGGGATGAGTCCAGGTTCTGCTTCAACCCTGAAGAGACACCTAAATTCTTCAGCGAGTATGTTATCGGTGTTGACTATGGAACTGCCAACCCTACGTCTTTCCTGTTGCTAGGGCGCAAAGACGATGTGCTGTATGTGCTCAAAGAGTACCACTGGGACTCGCACAGGATGGGCAGGCAAAAGACAGACTCGGAATATGTATCTGACCTTCGCGATTTCATCGGTGGGTTTACGATTAGAGCCATCTGTGTTGACCCGTCTGCTACATCATTCAAGGCAGAGTGTAAGAAGCAACAGATATGGAATGTGATTGATGCCGACAATGATGTGCTGGATGGAATCCGTGATATCTCTAACTACCTCAGCAAAGACCAGCTCAAGGTTGCTGCTGGTTGTTTGAATCTTCGAAAAGAGTTCTCTTCTTACATGTGGGATGCGAATGCACAGTTGCGAGGCGAGGACAGGCCGATACCGAAGCACGATCACTCGTTGGATGCGCTTAGGTATGCCATTAGAACAATGTACCCCAATCTGCCAAGTTATGCTCCGATAGATAAGCCAAGGGGGTGGTGAGTTGATAACTGATTTTGGGTTCTTAAACAATGGTCAACCGTGGCCCCCCGAGGCTGAACGTGACCGACTAGATACGTATCGACAGAACCGTTTGCTATTTGAAGGCAAGCATGATCTCGTGTATCGGGATGCGTTGGAACGTATGTTGCGCGAGGATGAAGCACTTACATTGGTCATGGTGCTGAACTGGCCTAAACGTATTGCTACGCTGTGGGCTGACATGCTACTTGGTGAACCGCCTACCATTGTGGCTGGAGCAAAAGGTTCTCCTGAGCAGGTTGCATTAGAACGCATCATGAAAGACAATGATCTTCTTAATGTTGCGTATGAGGTGGCACTAGACGTGCCTACATGTGGTACAGGCATCTTCAAAGTGCGTTTCGACGGGCAGCGCGGCATTATCGAATCTCAGCCACCGGAGTATTGGTTCCCAGTTGTTGATTCCATGAATGTGAAGGAAACATGGGCGCATGTCTTGGCGTGGGTTGTGGGAGAAAGACTTGTAGTCGAGATTCACTACCGTGGCTTCATTGAGCATCGCGAGTATACGTATGACGATGGTGAGATTGGTTTTTTGCTGTACGACCCAATGGTGGTGGAAACAGGTGTCGACAACTTTCTCATAGAGCCTGTTCACAATCTGCTTACATCAAATGCAGTCTATGGCCTTAATGATTTCGATGATCTCGGTTCGATTGTGTCGGAGATAGAAGCACGACTGGCTCAGATTGCAAAGATACTGGATAAGCATGCTGACCCTTCCATGTATGGTTCGCGTATGGCTATGCAGCAAGACCCCAATACAGGGAAGTGGCATATGCCGGGTGGGAGCAAGTTCTGGCCTGTGGACGACAAGGTAGGTCGTCCTGGATATGTGACATGGGACGGAAAGCTAGAAGCTGCATTTACGCAGATTGAGGTGCTTATGGACCAGCTTTACATGCTGTCCGAAACTTCTCCTGCTGCGTTTGGCAACATCAAACAGGGATTGTGTGAGTCTGGTTCTGCATTGAAACGCCTTATGATCGCCCCTCTCGCCAAAGTAAACCGTATTCGGATGCGGCTAGACCCTGCGTTAAAGAGAGCTATACAGACATGTGCTGCGCTGGAGGTTGCACAGGGCATGGAAGGTGCAGTGGAGCTTAATGATGTCAGTATCCAGTGGCAGGACGGATTGCCCGATGACGATACAGAATTGACACAGAACATGGTTGCACGTAAACCTGTAGGGCTTGTGAGCACGGGGTCTGCATTAAAGATGCTGGATGGCATAGATGGTGAGCAATTGGAGCTGGAGTTAAAACAAATAGCGGCTGAACGGCAAGTGGTTGAAGAGCTACCCAAAAAGGAGGAATGAGAGTGGCCTCATGTGATTATTGTGGAAAGGCACTGAGCAGGGCGAGTTCTGTTTGCAGTTCGGGGCTAGAGCTTCAGTTCTGCTCAACAGAATGCATGTCTAATTACCTCAATAGCGTTGTGCAAGATGATGCATTTGACTGCTTGGCTAATGAGATAGTTGAAGAGGTGCTTCGCCGATTGGCAGAACAAAAACTGGAGTGATACTGTGCGTGGCATGGGATACTCTCGGTGGCATAGAAAACGCTTGATTGGTAAGAGGTTAAAGCAATCACCTAGCCACAAGGTGCCGGGGAAATTGGATAAGCACGGCATCCTTTCTGATGATGACCGACAATATGATCGAGAGTCATGGAAGCGAGAAGCATATGACGAAATAGCCGCCTATAAGGGCGGTTCTTTTATTGAGGAGTGATGTATTACT